CAACCAAGGCGTCGTGCCGAGCAAGTCGACCACGGCGCAGGTCGACGACCAGGCCGCGATGCTCGAGGCGTGGAGTGAGGTCGACCTCGAAGTGATCGGCATCCACGCCGACCCCGCCGCCGCGCGGGCCTCGGAAGGGCGCGCGTTCATCGAAGCGATGAATCAAGAGATGGCGCAAACCATCTTCTACGGCAACGGCGGGCTCGACCCGGAGGAGTTCACCGGGCTCGCGCCGCGCTACAGCAGCTCGCTCGGCACCAACGGGAGCAACGTGATCAAGGCCGGCGGCGTTGATGTCGACAACGCCTCGGCCTGGCTCGTGGCCTGGGGCGATGAAACCATCGGCGGCTTGTTCCCAAAGGGGAGCATGGCGGGTCTGAAGCACAACGACTACGGCGAGGTCACGGTCGAGATGATCGCGGGCTTGCCCGGCGCGCGGATGCGCGCGATGCAGGAACGGTGGCAGTGGAAGGCCGGCCTCATGGTTAAGGACTGGCGCTACACCGTGCGCGTCTGCAACCTCGATGTCTCGCTGATGAACGGCGGCGTGACCATCGACATCATCGCCCTGATGGAGCAGGCGGAAGAGACCATTCCGAACCGGCTCGGTAAAACCGTCTGGTACATGAACCGGACGACCCGACGCTATCTGCGGAAGTTCGCGCGGACACAGGTGGGGCTCGGTGGCGGGCTCAACTACGAAAACCTCTTCGGTAAACGGATCCTGCATTTCGGCGAAACCCCGATCCGGACCGTCGACGCGTTACTTATCACGGAGGCGCTCGTTCCGTAGCACGTCTCGCGCGTGCTGCCACGACACCTGTTTTCAGAAGGAGAGGCTTCCATGTTTCTCGATGCGCTCTTGAAAGTCAGCGACGCCCAGGCGTTCGGCGCCGGCGCCGTCTCGACCAGCTCGATCGACCTCGGCAACATCACCCCGAAGCGCAAGATCGGCACCGGCGAGCCGATGGGCTTCGGGTTCGCGTGCGACGTGTCCGGTACCGTCGCCGCCTCGCTCCTCGAGATCATCTCGGCGACCGATGCCGCGCTGACCGCGGGGATCCTCGTCCATGCGAGCCGCTCGATTCCGCTCGCGGAAATGCTCGCCGGCGCGCTGTTTTTCCTCGGGTTGCCGCCGGGCACGCCGACGCAGCGCTTCCTCGGCGTGCGTGTCACCACCGCGGGCGGGACCGTCAGCCTGACCGCGTGGCTCACCTCACACGAGCTCTTCTCGATCCTGCCGGAGAACTACGCGAAGGCGTACACGGTCTAGCGCGTTTTGAAAGGAGTCAGCACACATGACCACCGCACACGCAACGCCCGCGTTCAAGGTCCGGGCGACAGCCATCGGCTACTACGGCGACGCGCGCCGCCGCCCCGGCGACGTGTTCGTCCTCACCGACCCGCGCCACTTCTCGAAGCGGTGGATGGAGCAGGTCTCCGCGTCGACGCCGGATCAGCGGTCGACCAATCAAGACGTGATTCGGCGCGAGCACGACGCCGTGCTCCGCGAGCGACTCACGGGCCGTGGCCGGACCCAGAAACCGACGGGCGCCGGCGATCCGCTCGGTGCCGGCGACCCGCCCGGTGCCGGCGACCCGCTCGGTGACTGAGAGATAACCCCCGCAAGTAGTGAGAAGGCCGCCCGGTTGATCACCGCGGTCAACCGGGCGGCGCGTGAGAGTTCCTGACGATGGCTGTCTTCCTCGAATATTACGTCCACTTGACCGACGAGGCGCTCGTCGCGACGCTCCAGGCGACGCGGTTCCGGAAGACCATCTTCGGGTTCTCTTTTTACCTCGGGGAAACCGGCCATCCGATCATGTCGCCGAACGACGCGGCGGCGGAATGGGACGCGCCCATTCAGGAGAGTGACGCCTATTCGCCGAAAGTTGGTCCGCCGAACACCACGTCAGACTACTTCACGAGCGAGTTCAACTATCCGCGCAACGTGGCGGCGTTCAAGCGGCGGAAGAGCGGCTTTTGGGGCTTCGTCATCGGGCTCTTCGGTGCGGGGCTCACGCAGTTCTATTGGCGGGCCACGTTTATCTACGCGGGGCCCGCGATCGGCCAGTCGCCGGTGCCCGGGGAGACGCTCGCGGCCATGCCGCAGCGGCGCTGGCTCGACGGCTTCGAGCTGCCGGACCGCGGCGAGATGGCGCCGCCGGCGGTCAATCCGACCGGCGTCGGTCCGCGGCTCTCGCGCGGCGCCTCGCGGCATATCTCCGGGTTCGGCTGGTCGGTCGACCAGGCCATCGGGGAGCGCACGCACCGGCCCACCGATACCGGCCTCGCGGTCACGAATGCGCTCTGGGAACGGTTCTACGTCCGCCCGCGGCGCTTCGGCTTGACCCCGACGCGCATGTGGCGCTGCACCGCCACGATCGCGGCGGCTGAGGGCATCGTGCTCGAGCTCTTGCCGACCGGGCAGATCGCCGTCTCGAACGTGAACGCCGTCGCCGTGCAGACGCTCATCGGCTCGACGACCGCGCCGCTCGTCGTGCATGCCTGGCACAAGATCGACCTGCGCTACAACTATGCGCTCGCCGGCGGCGATCAGGACTTCCGCCTGTACGTCAATGGGGCGGAAGTCTTCCACGCGATCACGCCGCTCGGCCTCGGGACGATTCAGAATATTGCGTCGTCGGTGCTCGGCGCGAATGCCGCGAATACGGCCACGATTGACTACGACGATTGGATCGGCGCGGATCCCCCCTCCGCGACGCTCGCCTCGAAAGATTGGAACGCGGGCTCGCGCGTCGTGTTGATTGGCGCGGACGCCTTCGCGAGCGATCACGGCGCGTGGGTCGGCGACTGGCGCTCGCTCCGGCAGCGCACGAGCGGCGACGCCGCGCCGCAAGTGCTGACCTCGATCACCTCCGGCGCCCGCCTTTCGATCGCGACCGACGCCGCACGGGAGATCGACCAGTGCCCGAACGGGCGCGGCATCGCGGCGCTGATGGTCGGGCTCAACGCCCTGCGCGCGGGCGTTGCCAACGGCACGCTCGGCTACAAGCTCCCCGGCGGCGCCGACGTGATGGCGGCGATCACTCAAACGACGCTGATGGCCTGGAACAGCGTCTATCACCTGCCGACCGGTCTGTTCGAGCCGCTCACGCCGCTCGCCGGCCTCGAACTCAAGCACGACAAGGGCGCGGCCGTTGACAGTTCGAGCGTGCAGTCACTCTTTGCGATCGCGGAGGTGATCGGCCTCTTCGGACCCGAGGATACGGTCGCGCTCACGGCGGCGCAGCTCGGCACCCCCGGCGCGGTCGCCGCTCGCGGGGCGACGGGCAGTGCGCAGCTCGTGGCGGATATTAAGGCGGGGCTGGTCGCGCGTGGGATCTCCCTCAGCGGCGCCTGTGGGGCCTTCGAGATCACGAAACGGGTCGCGTGGGCGCTCAAGAGCGGCGGCGGCGGCCTGCTCGAGAAACTCACCGGCAACAAATGCCAGGATCGCTCGGTCGATATCGTCGCGTTCCAAGGCGTCGGCGAAACGCGCATCTTCGACATGCTCATCGACGGCGGCGCGGCGAACGGGCCGACGTGGTCGGAAGGGACGCCCGTCGCGGCGAACCGCTGGAAGGCGCCGACCGACCCCGGCGACACAGCGCCGCCGCCAGCGTGGGACGCGGCCAAGGCCTATATCGTGGGCGATACCGTGCTCGTGGCGGGGCGCGAATATCGCTGCCTCCTCGCGCACACCAACCAGACGCCGCCGAACCCGACGTTTTGGGCCGAGGAAGGCCCGCCCCTCGGCGATGGGTCCGGTCTGCCGACGAGCGTCCCGCCGCACACCGGCATTCACAACGCGCCCTATCCGCGCACGCCATGGGCGCGCGGCCAGACGGCGCCGCTCTCGCCCGTCGTCCATCACACCGGGACGTACGTCGGGACCGGGACGTTTATTGATCTCTTCTTCCGCTGTCCGATTCATTTCCTGTTCATCCGACCGGCCTCCGGCGGCCTCGGCGGCGCCGTCTGGTGGAGTGCGATGGTCAACGCGCACCGCGCGGGCGTGGAGTCGTTCATTCCCTCGCTCGCCGAGATCCTCGTCGACCCGAGCTTCGCCGGGCCGGCGGCGGAGGGCGACCAGGAGACGCGCTGCGTTGTCCATATTGCCGGGGCGCACGCGGACCTGAACGCGGTCGGCATCACGTACAGCTACCTCGCGATCGCGGATCCCGGGATGCGCTTTTGCCACGCCGGCGCGCTGCACATCGCGCAGAGCACGCTCGACTACGTGAACCCGCTCGACAATGAAGGGTTCACGCCCGAGGCGCTCTTCACACAGCACGAGGTGTACGGCGCTGGCGCGACGAACCGGATCGGCTTCAAGGGCATCGGCCACGCGGCGACAGCCATGTCGATGCAGCTCAACGGGATCGCGGAGACGGCGAGCGCGCTCAGTTTCAGCAACGGCACCCTGACGCTCAAGCCGGGCCTATTTACCGGCGGCGCCCCCGACGCCCAGATCGCCTTTCTCGCCTTCCGGCGCGATGACGGGAGCGGCGACGTCGGGATCCCGCGGGCGCTGCAGCTTGCGACCTATGTCGGCGACGGCAACGCCTCCCGGACGATCAGCCTCGCGCCGGCGAGCGGCCGGCGACCCATGTGGGCGCTCGTCGTGCCGCACAATGCCGTCGCCGCGATGTGGCGCGACCCGTCGCACACGGACACGACCTCGGGCCTGTGGGGGTCGAGCACGCCCAACGCCGCGACCGGTATCACGGCCGGCGGCATCGATCAGTTCACGGTCGGCTTGTTACTGAACGCGAACACGATCGTGTACGACGTGTTCGTCATTCCCGGCGACACGGCGGCGTGTAATAACGGCTGGTCCTGCGCGGGTGAGTTTCCGCCGGTCGAGCCCGGTGTCCCTGGTGGTCCTGGCTGGCCGGAGGAACCGAGCGATCCGGAGACGCCGGGCCCCGCGGCGCCGGGCCCCGGCACCGAACCCGGCGGTGACGACACGGACTTTGGGACCGACTGCGTCGACGCCAGCACGAAGATCATCAACCAGGCGCTCGCGCGACTCGGCATCGGCAAGCGCGTCGACGACATCGTCGACGAACAGACCGAGGAGGCGGCGACCGCGCGGCTGCTCTATAGCGACGACGTCAGTGCGACCCTGCGCGACTTCCCCTGGCCGTTTGCGACGCGGTACGCACAACTGGTCTATGTCGCCGGCAGCGAAGCGGCACCTATCAATGGGGACTGGACGTATGCCTACCGCGCGCCAGCCAACATGATGTTCGCGCGGCGCCTCGTGCGCCGCGCCGGCGCGCAGCGGCGGTTCGACCCGAGCCCGCTGGACTTCCGCGTTGGCTCCGATGCGATCGGCCCGCTCATCTACACCAATCACGCGGAGGCAGGCCTCGTCACGCCGACCGCGCTCACCGTGGAGCTCGAGTACACGATTCGCCTGACATGCGCGGCGAGTGCTGGCGATGCGATCTTCCGGAGCGCGCTCGCGTGGCGGCACGCGCACAGCCTCGCGCCGATCCTGAGCCGCGACGAACAGAAAGTCGTCATGTGTTGGCAGATGTATCAGCACATCCTCGGGACGGCGTCCACGAAGGCCGCGCAGGAAACGCAGCACGCGCCGGACGGCGATGCCGACTGGATCGCGGGGAGAAACTGAGCATGGTGCATCAAGCCGGCCCGATCGTCGGCGGCGAGCTGCAGAAGTGTACGCGCTGTGGATTCGTCCTCAATGATTGCCGGTTCGCGATGGGCTTCAGTAACGGCCGCACGCGCCCGCCGGCGCTCCGCGGGTGGGAGATTGGCGCGGCGATCGAGGTGATCGACGGCGACGTGACAGCCTCGGGCCTCACGGACGCGGCGCCGGATTGCCCGGTCGGTGGGCCAGGCGCGCGCCGCCATGTTTAAGCGGCGCCGCTGGATGCGCGTCGAGGACGGTCACGTGCGTGATGTCCACGTGCTCCCGATCAACGACCTGCGCACGCACGCCGAGACGCGCGCGTGCTGGTGTCGGCCGGCGCTGCTGGTCAACCCGGATGCCGACGTCCACGTGCTCGTCGTTGTCCATCACTCGGCCGATGGTCGGGAGCTCTTCGAGCTTCCCTCGGCGACCACACAATGAGCGAGTCCGCCTTTCAACGCGCGTTTGCCGGCGGCGAGCTCGCGCCTGGGCTCGGCGCGCGCGCGGACCAAGTCAAGTACGTGACCGGCCTCCGGACCTGCCGCAACTTCCTCGTGCTCCGGCACGGCGGCGTCGCGAATCGCCCCGGCCTGCGGTTCATCGGCGAGAGCAAGACGAGCGCGACGGACACCTTCATCCTGCGCTACGTGAGCGAAACGGTCGGCGAGTCCCTCCTGATCGAAGCCGGCGCGAACTATCTGCGCTTCTACAAAAACGGGGCGCTCGTCCGGCTGACCGGCGTCACGGCGTGGAACGCGGGCACGAACTACGTGATTGGCGACATCGCCCGTCAAGCGAGCGTCAACTACTACTGCACCGTTGCGCACATCAACCAGGTGCCGCCGAATGCGGCGTTCTGGTACGCGATGCCGAGCGACATCCTCGAACTCCCGACGCCCTTCGGCAGCGGGCGGTTTGACTGGCATCAGTCAGCCAACGTGCTGACCCTGACGTCGCCGATTCACCAACCACACGAGCTCACGCATCTGGCGCTGACGCGCTGGACGCTGATCCCGGTCAGTACGGTGCCGAGCATCGGCCCGCCGACCGGACTCGTGATCACCCCGGGGCCCGCGGGCACCGAGAGCTATAGCTACCGCGTGACGGCGGCGGCGGTCGACAGCTTCGAGCAGTCGACGCCGGGCTCGATTGTGCAGGTCAACACGGTTGGGCCTGGCACGCCGGCGGCCCCGCATGTGCTGAATTGGGTCGCGCCCGTGGGCGGGCCCGCGGCGGTCGAGTATTACGTCTACAAGGATCCGTTTCAGAACGGCGTGTTCGGCTTTCTCGGGACCGCACTCGGGCAGACGACGTTTCGTGACGTCGGCCAGCCGCCGGATTTCCTGGTCACGCCGCCGCTCCCGCGCGTACTGTTCGCGTCGGCGGGCAACTTCCCGCGCAGCTCGGCGACCTACCAGCAGCGCCGTTTCTTTGCGAACACGGACAATAACCCCGACGCGATCTTCGGGAGCCGCGTCGGCTACCCGCACAACTTCACGATCTCGAGCCCGCTGCAAGACGACGACGCGATCACGTTCCGGATTGCCGGCAGTCAGCACAATCCAGTGCGGCATCTCGTCGGGCTCCGCACGCTCATCGTCCTGACGGACGCCGGCGAGTGGAGTGTCGGTGAGGTGAAAGTCCCGCTCACGCCGAGCACGATCCCCGCCGATCAGGAAACCTTCGTCGGCGTCTCGAGCACGCGGCCGGTCGTCGTCGGCAATTCAATCCTCTACGTGCAGGCGCGCGGGTCGATCATGCGCGACCTCCGGTTCGACCAGGCCGTTGAAGGCCTCGCCGGGCGTGACCTGACGCTCTTCGCCACGCACCTCTTTGACGGCTTCCTGATCGACCGGCTCGACTACCAGCAGACGCCGCACTCGATCGTCTGGTCGGTGCGGAGCGACGGGCTCCTATTGGGGCTCACGTATCTCCGCGAAGAGGAGATCTGGGGCTGGCACCGGCATCAAACCGGCGCCGCGGGGAAGTTCGAGGATGTCTGCGTTGTGCCGGAGGCCGGCTTCGATGCCGCCTACGTGCTCGTCCGCCGGACGATCGGCGGCGTGTTCAAGCGCTACATCGAACGGCTCGAGCCGCGCGAAATCTTCGATTGGGCGGCCGATTCCTTTTTTGTCGATAGCGGCCTGACCTACAGCGGGGCGCCGGCGACGGCCGTGAGTGGGCTCGGGCATCTCGCCGGCGAGCTGGTGAGTGTGCTCGCGGATGGCGTCGTCGTCTTCAACGGCGACCCGACCGCGCCGAACGCCGAGAGCTTCCGCGTGAGCAGCGGCGGGACCATCGCGCCGCTCGCCGTGGCCGCGTCGACGATTCACGCCGGC